ACAAACTTTTGTAATTTCCCACGACCTTCTTCAGTCTTTGCCATCTGAGCTTCTATATCTACGACACCGCGAATTTGACTTTTACGTTTTTGAGAACTTAATATTCGTCCGAATAGATCACCGTAGTCAGTAAACAATCCATCAATTAGTGGTGACAACTTATCGTTGCGATATTTCAAATGAATAACTTCACTTTGTTTGAATGACCGCTTAAACTCATAATCTTTCACTATTACATGGGTAAAAGTATCTTCAAAAACAACAAATTCATTATGTTGAAAATAATCCGCAATAAGTAAGTCGCCATCATCAGATTGGATTACTAGGGACTCATTATCATAGATAAGTTTACGAATTATCTTTTCCCAGAAAGTGCTTGCCGTCATATTTTTATTCGGTCTAATATTTAAGCGATAATACAATTCATCTTTTAAAAATTCTTTGCTATTTTTAACTCTGAATTCTGATTGACTAATTGTTCTGCCTAAAAAAGATACACATGTTTCAACAGCCAATCGCTTCATATGAACTCTATTCGATGTTTCTGAAACTATATCCTCATCGTATATATAATCTAATTCTTTGTTTCTATTAAACACATTATCCAGCCATCCAATTATAATCACCCCCTTAAAAATCAATTTCATCTAGCATAAACTCAACTTCTTCTTCAAGAATGTTGTCAGCTTGCCATAAAGCATGAATAAAAGCTTGGAATCCATCTGTTTTGCGCTTATCTTCATCTTTTTTCAGATATTCTTTGTTGCCGTCTTTTTTGATGTGGACGTAGACGTTGTTAGTGTACCAACGTATTAACGGATTATCTCCAAAAATAATTTGACCATTTGCAAATAATGTTTCAACCCGCGGAGCTAAAAGCGAATGAATAGCTCTTGGACTGCGAATATATAGTAATGTGAAACCTTCTGCTTCCAGTGCTGTTTTAACGAGATCGAGCCGAAAGTTATCGGCTACAATTGTACTAACTCCATATATTTCCCGCATGTTTACAAACCAATCCACAATATGTTGGATGTTAATGACAGGTTCATCCACAATGGTAAGTAACCCTTTTTCTTCCCATTCCTTAATAGGCACTTTTAATTTCACTGTGTCTAAAAAACCTTTCCTTACAAAGGAATGTGTTTTCCAAATGTAATCATTACCATGTTTAAATAGCAAACCAACTGCCGCGAAGTCTTTAATCCTCGCATAGTCGAGTCCCCCCACAGCTACTTTGTGCTTTAAGTCTGGTACTTCTCTCGGTGTTTCTCCATCCTCTGCAAAGCCAGTACGCATGATTTCTTCCCACGGGGCTACAGCTTTTGTTAAATCTACTTCTGGCCAATTCATTCTCTTAGTCATAAAGTTTTCTCTGTTAGACGGATCGTTTTCTAGATTCTTATACTGACGCATAACTTTCTTAAACAATCCTCTAGCATATTGACTCAGAGGCTTACTGAACATTGGGTTTGCTTTTTCCCACATCTCTGGATTGTCTACTTCTTCAGGATTATCCAATTTACAAATAAAAGGAAATAATCTATCCTCTTTTTCTTTTCCTTTCAGGATATTCATGGCTCTCTCTTTCATTTTGTCAAGATAGCCTTCACGAACAAATCCATCTGTGGTAATAAAAAATTCCCTAGAGTTAGGAACTTTACCTAAACCACTAGAGAATACCTCTACAACATCGCTATTTTCATACCTATGTATCTCATCATAAATAACACATCCGTCTCTTAATGAGTCTTTACTTCCTGCGTTAGATGTATGAAATTCAAAAGTCGAACGAGTAGCTTTATTTGTTATCAATTGTTTTGTTGATACAAATAACTCATCTAATATTTCATGCTTTTTATTCTTTTCATAAACATCTACAAAAGAAGTTTTAGCCTGTCTTTCTGTATTAGCAACTACTGATACATTATAATGCTCAATACCATGCAATTCACTAATAAAGAAGTGTGTCAATGCACTAATCAATCCGTTTTTACCAGCACCCCTTGCCATCATCCAAAAATGCTGATCAAAATAAACATCCTCATATTCATCAAACAAAAACACAAATGCTATTAAAAATTTTTGAAAGGAATTTAATTTAAAATGCCACTTTTCTATGAAAGTTACACATTTATGAATTAAATCCATATCGAAATGTAAATCATTACGGGTTAATATATCTTGCTTTAAATAATTAATAAGCATGATACGTTCTTTATTTAACACTACTGTTCCCTTTTCATATAGTTCTATATATTCACTTATACACTTATGAACAATCATATTAAATCACTTGCCGAATACTTCTTACTTTCTTTTTTATTATTTCCTTCTGGCAACAAATCCGTTAGTTGTTTAATGACCCTTTGATAGGATTGATCACGGGTATTATATAACCGGGCAACAGGTCGCTCTCTTTCATACGGCTCTGTTTTATCAGATTGTGAGAACATTTCATAGTCACCATTCTCAGATATATCCATCCACATCTCATTTAATAAAACTCGTAATCTTGCTGCCTGAATAATTAACCCTTCAACCACTTTCAACTTACTAGGTGGGATGTCTTTAAATAATCTTTTTAAACGATTTTTTTCTTTGTTAACTAGCACCTCACGCTCATCAATGTCCGCCATAATATCACCTCGATTCAATCATATTTTCATACTGGGTAGGGGTCCTATGCGATACGGCTCAAAAATCTGGAAAAACGCCCCCTCCTCCGGTGCCCCTAAGACGAATTTTTCATGAAAATTTTTAAGGGAGGGTTATTTTTATTTTCACCATTTCTCATCATGTTCCCATTTATTTTGTTTCTTTTCGTAAACTCTTCCATGTTCTTTGTTATGGCAATTAACACAAACTGTTTCGAGATTCGCTATTTCAAGTGCAAGTTCTGGATGATGTTCGAGTTCTTTTATATGATGGACAACGAGTTGAATCTTCTTACGCTTTGCGCTCTCACTGTATTCATTGGTGTCCACACGAACACTACCATTGCGCTTACACTCTTGGCACTCATAGTTGTCACGCTTCTTTACTTGCTCACGTATACTCTTCCACTCACCACTGTCATAGAACTTACGCTTCTGTTGTTTAGTTTTGTATAATTTAACAAACATACAACAACCTTTCCCCATTAACTATCTGCACCTTTATTCCTGCCTTTCAAACACCCCAAATTGAATACTGTGTTTAACAAGATTGTAATCTCCTTTTTCTTACACAATTATTGATGTAAAAAAAGAGCGCCTAAATAGATGCTCTTTTTCGACTTTGGTATCAATAAATGAAAATTCAAAAATAGAATTTTCTTGACACCTGGAAATATTTTGTTAATTTTATTTTACATTTAATTTTTGTTTTGCTTTTTCAGGAATATCTTTCAGTTCTATCTCTTCCCAAGAAGTCACTCCTCTTTCATCAGAATAATATACACGTAAAAATGCTTCTTTACGAAGGTTTTTATCAGCAGTAAAATCCATTATTTTTTCTTGACCCTCTTTGTCAAATCCATTTAATTTATACCTATACGCTTTATCAGTTTCACCACTTTGAGATTTTACATTCTCTTTTTGACCATCACTTATAATTTGAACATAATATTGATTCTTAAACTTACGATTGGACATCTTATCAATTACACTGCAACCAATCAATATGGTAGTGCACAAAATTAAAATACTGAAAAATGTAATACATCGCTTCATTTTACTCACCTCATTTCACAATAATTATCTTTCTTGACCCTCCATTTGGCTTAGTATACCAAAAACATTTCAAATTAACAGAACATTTTTTCCCAATAACACAGAAGTTATAATGGACCTTTTCTTACTCTTTATGTGCCTACCCTTGATATGCGCAGTTGCTTTGTCGTTCACAGATGATGCAGCTGTGCTTTTTTGTCTATTCCTTCAAAAATTCATCCATTGTTTTATCTAGCAAACTAATCATCGCTTCTCTTCGCTCTCGTGGCGTGGTGTTATCATTCATCTCATTATGAATGACACTTACGTTCTCTAACTTCTGTGGATCCAGACGTTCATTCGCTATTTTCTCACCCAATATGGAAATGAATGTACCGATTATGACGGCTTGTTCTTGTTTCGTTACTTTCATTTATCTCACCCTTATCTTTCTCCAAATAAAAAACACCCCTTATGAATGCTTATATATCGATAATTTTCTCTAATAACCAATATTATTTACTTTTTGGTATAATATACCTAAAATAGTGCATATTAAGAATCGAGGAGAGCATACTGCATCATTATCATTCATTGAACTTAGCCGTCCATTGTGCGTCTGAAATGATGGGTGTGTTCTTCCTCCTCAGTTATTTTTTACCTCCCAAATGAAGAACGTACTGTGTAATTCGTATTCCAAAATACACCCACACTCTTTTATTACAGTTATACAGTCGTTCTTCATATTTTGTAGCAAATCCCAAGGAGTATAGGATGAAAATTTCAAAATATATGCTGATTTTCCTCTTCATTCTTAATATTCTCTCCATTCTTAATATCCTCATATGGGTATGGTTCGCTTATCGATAAAGAAAAAAGCACCCGAATGGATGCTGCATTCAATTTACGTTTTATATTGTTTGCAAATTAAATTCGAATGTTTATGTATAGTAACCAAACAACAACTATAGAAAACATCCCCTTTTCTATGTCATTACTTAAATTTCTTTTCTATCAAAATGAATTTTAAAAGCAATTTAAATTAAAATCTAACAAAAAGAGGAGAGTACTCAAAATGAAACGTGCAGAGCAACCTATTCCAAACGAAAAACAATTAGAAGCAATCAAAAATATCCTCTTGCAATCTTCGAAACGTGATGGTTTATTATTCGTATTAGCTATAAATTCCGGGTTAAAAGTAAGTGAAATCCTACAATTACAAATTGGTGATGTACTTGATGAAGACAAAAATATTCGCCCTTACAGTTTATTTTATAATGAAGAAGTAAAGGTACATAAATGGTTCGTTATAAACGAAAATTCACAGCATGCAATCAAAGACTATATGAAAGAACGTAAAGTTTGGAAACAAAATGAGCCATTATTCAAGTCTCAAAAAGAGACACGGTCCATTACAAGGCAACATGCATGGTACATTTTAAACACAGCTGCGATTAAAGTTGGTCTCGAAAAAATTAGCTCACATACACTCCAAAAAATTTGGGGATATTACGCATACAAATCTGGTGTTGATATCGCATTTTTACAACACTTCTTTGGCCATCGTAGTCCATCAACAACTTTAAAATATATAGGGATACAAAAAAAAGGCTAGCTTTTTTGTTTGATTTTAAAAGGTATTAAAGTTCGATTCATTCTCTCTATTTTCGTTCGTTGTGTTCGTTTGTTTTGCTATCTTTCCTTAACAACAAAAAAGACGCCACCCAAATGACCTGGTCAAGAAAAACTAGAACACAAATTAGATTACGCAATCAATTTTG